AAAGCCGCTAATGCACCTTCTTGGGTTTCACCCGTAATGTCAAAAGTACGTCCATCTGGCGTAGTTATCTCAAAAGTTGGCATATCTGTACCTATTATTTCTGTTGGATTGTGAAACCATCAACCTCAACTGGTTTATAGTTCGATGTGGGTGCTCTATACCTATAAGACTGTTCAGACTCGTTAATGACTACATTACCATTTAGTCTGTTCTGTACGTTTCTTAACGCAACCATTCTTTCGTTGATCCAGTCCACCCAAATCTTTTCATCTTGGAAGTTCTTCGGTGCTGGCTGTAAGAATAAGTCCATCTCTTTGTTAGAAATGGCACCCTTTGTCTCTGCAACTCTGAGTAAGGCATCATCAACTTTTAGTCTGCTTAACAACAGTCTTCTAGCCGCGTCTGGGCTACCAGTATAGTTGTCAATAAATGATTTAAAGATACCACCGACACCTGTTAGGTTTCCACCTTCAGCTTTACTTTGTGCTATTGCATCTAAACCAGATTGGAAAGAGTTCAGCTGTGAACTTACGTTATTAAAAGTTTCTTTGTCTTTGTCGGTTGTTTTACTGCTACCTTTAGCCTTCAATGCCGCTATGCGTTCTTCAGCAAGTCTTGTTGCCTCTGCTTTGTTGAATGCGTTAGTTTCTGAAACCCTGTTAGCATCTTGAATGTTACCATATTCAGCTGTCGCGGCTTTCATTGCGCCTGTGTAACCTTGCGATGAACCACCAACCATAGCACCACCGATACGAATTAATGCCTCGTTTCTGTCAATCTTAGCGAATGGCATCATAGAGCCACGGGCGTTTGCAGACACTGCGCTACCTTTGCGATCATTAGATGATGTAGTATCTAAGACAGCTTTAGGGTTGGCTTTAGGGGTCTTATTGTCTGTGAGGACAGGAGTAGGGACGTTATATTTAAATAGGTTTTCACCAGCTACCATGTCATTTATAGGTTCATACTGATTATTTTTAAGTACAGGCTCATCTTCAAAAGCACTTTCAGCTAAAGCTATAGATGCTTCAATTGGTGTTTCGTTATATCGCTCTTCATCATACGAGGCTTGTGTAACGACTTCTGGCTTTTTGTTGTACTCATCAATAGCCGCTTGCACCCCAGAGAAGTCGTAGTTTTCGTTTACTACGTCTGGGTTTGGGTTTTTGGCTAGTTCAATAAACTCTTCTTGGGTTAAATTGTCGTAACCAGAATAAACATTAGGAACTACATACTCTTGCTTTTCTTCGAGAACAGGGGAGTGGTCTCCTGTAGCATAGCCACCATTAAACTGTGTTGGCATGAGAACTCCCATACCACCCTGTACTTTTTGATTAGGGTATGCCTTTGGCACAAAGTCAGATAATACTGGTATTTTCTTTTTTCTAGGTCGTTTTACTGCGGCTGGCATTAGAAACCTCCTCTAAACCTTGGCATAGGCGAGTTTTGTGGGACTAAACTACTTTGACCGCCTCGCGGCATGTACTTACTTGCAAAGCCGAATCCTTGCATACCACCGCCTATTGCGGCGGCCATTGGGTCATTCATGTTAGCTTGGTATGTGTTGTTTGTATTTGGAGCCTTGCCTAGCATACCAGACTGATACTGCATACGCTTCTCAAGTTCGAAGTCACGTTGGTCTTCAAATCGTTTCTTCTGGTCATTTAGTTGTGCTTGGTCATACCCTTGTAATGAGTTACCAGCGTTCATACCGAAGTTAGCACCTGTTCCTAATGTATCCATGCCCATACCATAAGCACTCATAAGGTTTGAGTTTGCCTGTCCAGCACCTTGCAATGCAGAACCTTGGTCACGGAACTGTTGTGCCTGTTGATTCAGACTGCGATCTATAAGACTATTCTGGATGTTTGTAGATACATCGGCACGTCTGTCGTCATATGCTCGGTTGGCTACTGCTTCCGCTACACCAGCGCGACTAGAGTTCATGTTGCCAGAACCTGATGCCGCCATGTCTATGCCAGTCAAAGTGTTCTCTTGTAGGTTACGGCGATCATCACGCATTGCCGCGTCTACTAAAGAGCCAGAGTTTGCTGATGCGTAGTCCATAGCTGTCCCAAGGCGGTCTTTTTGTGCCGCCTCTGACATATCTTGGTACTGCCCGTACAGTTGGTTTGCATTGTTACCAAAGCCAGCTGTATTGCCCATCATGGCGTTACCGCTGTCCATCATGTTGGTACCATAGTTGCCCATAGTATTAGCTGTGTTTAGTTGGAAGTCGTTAGCACCAGCTAGAGTGTCACCTGTGTAGGCTCCTGTGTTTAAGACACCATCTAATGCGTTTGAACCGCCTGCTAAGTTGGCATCCACGTATGGCTTGTACTGGTTAAATGAAGCCATGTTAGCCGCATTAGCCGCATCCTGTGCTTCTTTCTGTTTCTTTGAACCTAGATAACTAGCCCCTGCGCCTATAACAGCTCCAGCAATTTGTCCCCACATATTATATTCCTTTACATTTCTATACGGCTACCCAAGCTGTGCCGTTGTAGACAACAAGTTTAGATACGCCTGATCCTAATGGTTCCCAAGGGTACACGGCATAACGCACCATGCCCTTTCTTGGGTTGGTAGGTTCTCTATCGGTTACTTGGGTACTTGCGTCTGCTAATGATTTTATAGACGCTTCTATCTCTCGTAGTTCTTCCTGTAAGTAGTTGGGTAGGAACTCTGGAGAGAGTGTTGGTGCTGTGCGCCTGACATAAGCAGACACCAGCATATTAATTTTATCTGAGATAGCCATAAGTTACCTCCGACCAGTGACAGTGATCTCAACATCCATACCAGTGAAGTTAAAGTCCTTGTCTGTTGTAACCCTAGTCAACTTGTAAGATAGGTATCTGCCAGATATTCTAGTGTCTAATTTATAACTACTTAGACAATCAAAGCCCTGTGCTAAACCATAGTTCGGGGTCTGTGTAGGAAGGTCTGCGGCTCCAAATGTAAATCCAAAAGTACCATCAGAACTTTCTGTAGAGATTTGAGGTACAATATGGGATATTACTTTGTATCCTGTCAGTGGTATTCCTTGTTCATCAAGATCAAGTCCAACACGTTCTACAAAGAATGGCTTAGATACTGCCGTGTCTATAGCTTGCGATAGACTTCCTTTCTCTATCAAGTCGATACCATAGACTTTGCTGTTAGCTACCCCACCCCCAGCTTTAGCTAGAACAAGTGGGTGTCTTTTGTATGGGCTTTCTTGAGAGTGGTATGAGCCACCTACGTTGTCATAGGTAGTCGTAGCGTCTGCGTATGTTGACGCTGTGTTTACGTTGGCTTCAGCACCAGCAACTACGTTAGGTAAATCATAGAATGACCATATGTCCTCTTTGTAGTTGTAGACAGCGGCTCGGTTACAGCTGTCTCCATCTGCGTACTCAGCCATGTCATCGCCACTGTGGTAGCAGAAATATACCTCTTCGAGCATTGAGTTATGTAGGACAAAACACTGTTCAGTCTTAGAGTTATCTAGGCCATTGAAGATATAGTCTCGGACTCGACCATCGCATATGGACTGGCGTGTGTTGCCATCGGTTATATAAATGTCATCCCTGTCAAAGACATAGTGTTTACCTTCGATCTCTTGGATGCAGTTCTGATTGATTACGCCAGAGTCATCAAAAAGTTTCCTAAAGTTAAAGATGAATGCACCACCGACAAACTCCATCATCCACACTTGGTCTTGTGAGTAGACAAGGAAGTTAGAGCCTAAAGTGGCACCATCGACTATGGGGGTCTTCATTTGCACAAGGTCATTGAAGCCAGCACTGTTGGTTAAGTCTGAGGCATCCCATGTATCTGGGACTTGGTTAGCTAGAACTGGGTCACTAAAGCGTACCCTGTTAGGGAACTCTGTGCCGCTTTCTATAGTGCCTAGTGCAAGCAAGAAGTCACCATAGGAACGTATAGCTGTCGCGGTTGTACCAGAAGGCCAGTTAGGCAATGTAGTAAAATTAGTTGCGCTGGGAACTCTATGTACTGGTGCTGTGGTTGCTCTATTGATATACTGTACGTCTGCAAGTATCGTGGCTGTCACGGGTGCAATATTAGATGCAGATAGTGAACTGTTGAACTTCTGTGATAGGACACCATTAGACATCTCAAAGATGTCGAAGGTATCATCCACCACTAATACTGTATCAAAACCAGAGAGAGCACTGACACCATAGATGAACTTGGGAGTGGTTGTTAGGTTTCCTGAGATACTTCTGTAGATGGGTGCTCTAGTTACCTTTGCTTCGTTGAACCTTACGTTCTTAGCGCGTGTGTAGGCATTGATGGGTAGGCTGTATGGGTCGATGTCAGTAACGACACCAACTGACCCTAGCCCACGGATAGGGAGGTTAGTCATGGGCTTTATTCCTTATTTTTTCAAATAGATACTATATAGATACCCGCTATCTTAGTTCTGACCAATTCTCAAATACAGGATATGAACTATCCCCAGTTATTCTGTAGTAATGATCGACAGGGACAATAAAAGAAACTATGTTCCTGTAGTTATTAGGATTACCCATTACAGTGGCTATAGTTACCCAAGTGCTACCATTTGTAGAGGCTTGAACAGATGTGCCTCTAGCAGACTGTATAACTACTTGTATAGGTCTTGATGTAGTGTTCTCATAGGATGTACTGCCTGATCTACTACTAGTTACGTTAACCCAACTTTGGCTTTGTCCTATACCATTGTTTTGGACGTTACTGCTTAAATATGCACTAATAGCACTCGTAAGTTTAGCTGGGGACACAAGACTTTCTGCTGTGTTAGTGCCAGCCTCCCATAAAGATGTAGCTAAACCAACAATCGCTGATACACTTGCGGCGTTAGTATTCAACTGTGACTGTATGCTACTAGTAACACCATCCACATAATTAAGTTCAGCAGTAGACGCTGTAAGACCATCAAGTTTATTGAGTTCGTCTGTGGTGGCTGTAAGACCATCAAGTATATTAAGTTCTGCCGCAGTCGAAGTGACACCATCAAGTATATTGAGTTCGGCTACTGTAGACGTAATGCCGTCTAGGGCGTTTAGTTCGGCTGTGGTAGCCGTTACGCCGTCCAGAAGGTTCAACTCAGCTTGGGTAGCCGTGATTGCTCCAGTCACGTTTGGTAACGTGGACTTGATGGTAGACTTTAGTAGTCTGATGTGGTCATCAGCTTGCGCCAAGCCGTCCGTTGAGGCTGGGTTTGAGGCGTTAAGACTGTTGATGTATGTTCCTGTTTCGAGTGCCATATCTGGGGTTCCTCTAAAGTGTTTCTGGGGATGGCTCTTGTTTCAAAGGCCGAACAACAACAACAACAAGAACAACCTTTAGCCTTCTTTTTGAAATTGATGTTATTTTAAGTGTACGGGGGGTCTAATTTCCTGTGAACCTATAAAAAACTAGGGTCGATCCATGCTAACCTGTTGTAATCGCTGTATAATCATAGGTGAAGGATAATGTATCCCTCGTTATCTGGTAGTAAATACGAGAGACAATCCCATGACATTAGACATTAGTTAGGGAAATTTGTCTGGCTGACATTTTCGACTATTCGACAGACATTGGGACGTTCTAGAGAAACCAAAGCACCCTAAGACATCACAAGACAGAACCAAGACATCGACAGTAAACCATCCTTCCCTGGTCAACATCAGGATAAGTCCCTGGTCAACATCAGGATAACACCAGCTGGCGACAAGATAGACAATCATTCTAAGGTTACTTTAGTTGTCTATGGTCTCTCTAGTTCTCTATATTGTTTGTCATGGAGAGGATGTTCTTAGTAGTCTTTAGTTGTCTTTAGTGTCTCGGCCTTGGGATCATCAGTCACTCAAGGGAAGTATGAGGGAGCTGTAGTTCTACCAAGGCCTTCACTGGCCTGATAGTCTGGCCTGTGGTCTCTGTCGTCGTGTATAGGTGGTTCTTTTGTTCTAAAGGGTGACACAAGTATTTAATGGGTAATTAATTGCCATATATAGTTGACGAGGGATACATCTTTTGATATTCCTTGGGCATACCGAAGGCATTTGCCCGACGACTAAAGATGGGCGACAGGCCGCAAGGTGTGGCAGGGGACTGTAACTCCCCAAGCACACAAGGCGGAAACAGTCGCTTCCCTCGCCCCACAAGGGTCAAGGATTAGTCAGACAGCAAGTACCTTCTTAACCAAAGAAGGAAACACTAGAATGACAAATGAAACAAACACAGCAATTATCACTAAAGTTATTAACTTAGTAACATCAGATAAACCTGACCCTATCACCCAGTATTTGACCGAGACCTTTTGTGAGTTAGGCAACTACGAAACAGCAGAGCAAATGATTGAAGGCTTATACTCGGCGTCTTGGGAGAGTGGTAGCTTCGGTTTGTGCTACAACTACGAACTATTCGACAAACTTGCAGTCCATGATTGGCAGTTGGCAATCAATGGTTGCCTTGAAGAGTATGAGGACGCAACTGGCGAGAGTTTATCTATAAGCAATATCACAGGTGCAGTGACATTCGCCATTGATTGGACAGCCAACCAAATAGCCAGCTCAATGGAATACCACCTTGAAGCAGTAGCTGAAGAGTTGGGAGAAGTAGCATGAGCGATCTAGTGACATTCAGAAAGTTTACAGATGGCGATGTGATCGCCTTGTTTCCTAAGTTGCTTACAGGTCAAGACAACCAAGGCAACCAGTTCATTATGTCTTATATGCACATCGGACAGCATGGGGACGCATCAGATGATCTTATTGATGAACTAAGCCCAGCGACAGCTAATGAATACAGCGATCTAAAGACTGAACTTACTTCAATTGGTTATGAGTTGGAGGTGGCATCATGAGCAATCTAAAAGACAGACGCAAGCAATGGCAGAAAGATTGCATTAATTTCTCATGGTCTCGTTGTGGGACTGTCGCGACTGAGCGTGGCTACGATACACCAACACGTTTAAAGCGTGTCAATTTAATGCTTGAGACTGAAGATCATCAAACCTCGTTCACTTGGTATAATAAAGAGCTGTTGGCGAGGCACGTTGATAGATCACCTGTTAAGTATAAGGAGGCCGCGTGATGGAATTAGGCTACGACACAAATGCTTGGGGGGTGCAGTCATGAGACACCTTCTAAACCGCATGTTAACACCAGACGCCCTAGCATCTGTCTTCCTTATCGTTGGCATCTTTGCAGTGTCTCACCTCGTTGTATTTGGGTGGGCTAGTTACTGAGCCTACTTGTGCCGCCATGCTACGGCGTGGCGCATCAAGTGGACTTAGCCACTACAACAACTGAAGGAACTAAAGCAATGACACCAAGAGAAACTTACACGAAGAAAACACTTTTCCTATCACAAGCACCGAATTTCAACTTTGAGCTGAACGCAGAGCAAATACTTGAGAAGGCACTGGAAGCAGGGTTCGTCACTAAGATCGGCGACGACCTGTTTGAAATCAACAATTCATATGGGGAAGCAAACTAATGGAAATTACAGCAAATAACTTTTTCGCTACTCCAGAGACAATGGAACAGCTTAACAACTGGATCAAGGCCACAAACGACCCAGCAGTCGCTACAGCCGCAATGATGATGCAGAACTTTATTGCCGCCAATTACACTTTGACACCCAAGAAAAGTGGAGAAAGCGAATGAGGCTTTACACAACAGGTAGTCAATGGGCTGGAACTCAAGCTGATGCTAAAAAGCTAGGGAAATTCGTTGAAGCTAATGTACCAACAGACAAGCAAGGTTTACTTGATTGGCTCAATAAAATGCACTGGAATGAGCCAGTAACAGAACCTCCAGCACCTACTAGGCAACCAACAGCACCAAAGATAGCTAACGACGATTACAACAGCGTTAGAACCTATCTGGAAACCTGTGACGCTCAAGAACTTAATCGTTGCTTAACTATCATATGCTCAAGACTGCATGATTTTTTAGATTGATTGCATCAGTTAGCCCAGCGTCAAGGCGTTGGGTTTGCTCATGCAATCACGCATGGAATTAAAGAAGGAACAAAAGAATGAAACCGACACAAGCATTTGAAATGGCGTTAGACCTAGCCATAACAGCACCAACAGAAGCCAAAGCAGAACAGGCGACACGCCTAGCTGAAGAAATAGCAATGATGTTGACACCAGAAGAAGTAGCGCAAGTCAAAGCCATATTCGAAGAGGTGGCGGCATGACTGAAGAACGCACCAGATACCGCATCTTACTTGAGGACGAGAAGTACAGCGTTGACCTTCGCACCTACAACGACAGGGAAACAGCTGAACATCACGCAAAACTTTATGCACAAATCACAGGCGGTAAAACGTCAGTATTTCAGGAGGTCTATTACAATGATTACTAATTATACCCCAGAGACAACAATCGAAGCAATGCAAGTCGCCTTGTTTCGTAGTCTAACCGCCAGATCAATTGACAGGGCACAGGCCGCCGCAACACTGGCACAGTCAATGGCTGACAAATTAACAGCAAAGGAACTAGAGCAAGCCAAGGCTGGAGCAATAGACATGGCAGTGCGTGAGCAACAAGGGAGAAAGAGCAATGGGTGAAGTAATTCAATTGAATGCTGATTATGCGCTAGGAATGCAGTCAGCAAGGGAAGCAGTAGCGTCAGGCGACATCTACTGTATCGAAAGTGCGCTAATGCTTTACGAGCAAGACCCAGCGGACAGTGAGTTTCAAAGGGGACACCACAGGGCACTTATAAATTTACATCAGCAACAAGGGAGGCAGTCCAATGACCTTTCTTGAGTTAGTCCAAATGGACGCAAAGCTGATCTGGGATGGTGAAGCACACCGAGCCCGAAGCATCACAAAAGCCGAGCGATTTGCCTCTTTCTCTGATTATGAGACAAGGGGCATCAGTGATTTTAAGCCTAGCCACATCCACCACTTCTTTGACAGCCTACAGGAGCAGGGGCTGTCTAATAATACCATTAATCACTATGGTGCAATGATAGTTAAGGTTTTCTCTCATGCAGTATCTGAAGAGCACATTAGCCATGTACCCAAGTTCAAGTACCGAAAGGTCAAAGGCAACCAAAGACCTTTATACTTTACAAAGTCTCAAATAGACTTAATGTCGTCGTACTTTCGGAATAGCTATGACTTCAAAGACTTAGAGTTCTACCTGATTATTGGCATTCAAACGGGCATGCGAATAGGGGAGATAAGAAGCATCAACGAGAAAACTTTGATACATGATGAGGCAGGGAACTACTCGGTTTACTTAGAGCATACTAAGAATGGAGATAGTCGGACAGTGCCAATTAATCAGACAGCCCTGAGAGCCATTCGTGCTCTAGGAACTGATGTGTCTAAGAACTGGAACAGCAAGCTGTTTTATCGAGGGTGGAAGCACATGAGACGGGCAGTGCTTAACGACGACAGCCGTTACACCTTCCATACTACCAGACATACCTGTGCAACAACACTGGCAAACAGTGGGGCTTATAACACAGACTTAATTGGTCGTTTCTTGGGACACCGAGACCTAAACACAACCCGTAAATACATCAAGACAGCACCAGAGACCTTGAGGTCTATGGCTGAACTAATGAGAGGAGAGAGAAACAAAACCATTGCAGAGCCGCAAGCCAAGCAAAAAGACTTGTTTGGAATGGAAATATAAGAAAAGGGAAGTAATTAAAATGGAAGATAAAACAACAAAAGCAAGCCTTACTAACGGCGGACACGGAAAACCAGTAACAAGTTGGTGTAATCCTTATCGCGGAAGCCCAGTTTCAGAAGCCTACAACGAGACCATGCACGAAGATGGCAGATCAAAGTGGCAAGAGAAATACAAACAGGCAGATAATGTTACCGAGCAAGCACCAGAATACAACCAGCTAAAGCAAGTTTTAGATAAGGTTGCAGACGGACTTTCAAAAGACATCGAAGAGGCAAGAAAAGGCAAAGGCCGCCGCCCAACGTGGCTTAACGACCTTATGCACCTAGACCCTCGACAGCTGGCACTCATCGGCCTTCAGACGTGCTATAACGCCGTTCTGAAAGACAGCACTTTAAGCAGTGTCACCCAAGAAATCGGAAGTCTTATAGATCGTGAATGTTTAGCGTTGGAGTTGCTACATAGCGACGACGAGGAAGCCAACAAGAACAATAGACGTTTAGTCAAGATGGTGTCTGAAGCCCACACGTCTGCACATATTCGATTGAAGGCACTCAGGAACATAGCCACCAAGAATGGCACCAAGTCTATTTACTTTGGTATCGAAGAGAAAAAGGGTGATCGAAAGATGCACATGAAGCGAAGGACATCCAACGCCGCCCCAGTCTTGTCAGCCATCTTTCAGTATTGTCATGTGTTCCAGAAGGACACGCAGTACACCACCCCAAAAAACAGCATCACTCGCCTTTCGTTTACTGATGAAGCAATGCGCCAAATTGAGAGGAGCAAAGAGTATCTCCAGTGGTCACAGCCGTTACTAAAGCCTATTCCAATGGACACTCCGAACCCGTGGACAGGCTTCCATACAGGGGCTTATAAGGACTGGAGATTAGCTGAGTGCGTGAAGTTGGTTCGAGGGGCTTCAGTGAAGCAGATTGAGGCCATAGAGCACAGTTTCAAGGGTGAAACTCCAGAACACTTTAGGGCACTCAATGCACTGCAAGAAACGAGGCTGTGTATCAATGAGGAAATGCTTGAGGTTGTCGAGTGGTGCTGGGAGACACGGCAGTCATTCGGTAAGTTTCCCAAGAGAGATACACCTGAGTTTCCGAGGCTTCCCGAAGACCACATGACGATGGATATAGAGCTAAAGAAAGCCATCAAAGAAGACCAACGTGAATGGAGAAACACTGACCGCAGGGTCAAAGGTGCTGAAGCTGTCATGAAGCAAGATTTGCAGATAGCTAATGAACTTGCAGTGCACGATTGGTTTACAATCCCTTGGGCTTGTGACTTCCGTGGTCGCTTCAACATGGTTCCGTCTTTTAACTACCATCGTGATGACCACATAAAGTCTCTCTTTCAGTTTCAAAGGGGACGTGTAGTCGATGGTCAGAACATACGTTGGCTTAAAATACACATTGCCAACTGTAGTGGCTTTGAGAAGATCGACAAAGCACCTCTTGAAGATCGTGTGGCTTGGTTTGATAAAAATGAGGGTGTGCTACTAGACATGGCAAAAGACTATAAGAACAGTCTGGGTCAATGGTCTGGCGCGGACAAGCCTTTTCAAATGTTAGCGGCTATCTTCGAATATTCCAGATACCTTGAGGAAGGTGAAGACTTTGTTGGGTTTATACCAATTTCACTTGATGGGACTAATAGTGGCGTTCAGCATTATTCGATGCTTACTCGTGGAGAGGATGAGGGTAAACTTGTAAACCTAGTCCCACAGGCTGAAATGGCTGACCTTTATCAAACTGTTGCTGACAAGGTACAAACGAGGCTCAAGACTGATCTAAGTGACAGTAGTGACTTTAGGAAGAACCCTATCACTAAGGCCGAACTTGCGCGTATTTGGTTGGACTATGGTGTGGACAGGAAGCTGTGTAAGAGGCCATCGATGGTTTTCGCCTATAGTTCTGTTGCGGCTGGTATGACTGGTCAATTCATGGAAGACGTAATGAAACCGCTACAGCGTGACGTGAGCTATGGAGACATCGAGTTTCATCCGATTGCTAGGACTAATAAAGAGCGAAAAGTTGCGGCTCGTTACCTTGCTGAACATTGCTATGACAGTATCGTGGAAACTTTGCCCAAGGCGGCTGAAGCAATGAAGTGGATACAGTCGTGTACCAATGTTCTCAGCAAGCAGAACAAGCTGGTTAACTGGACTTCGCCCAGCGGCTTTAGGGTCTTCCATAACTATCTGAAGCGAGACCGAGTAGAGACCAAGATATTCTTGTTTGATACAGCGGTGGGCATGAGAACTAGGTCTAAAGTTTCTTTGTCTATGGATACAGGGAAGGTTGATGTTAGGAAAAACACAGCATCAGTAGCGGCTAATTTTATACACTCTTTAGATGCGGCTGGCATGGCTAAAACCATAATCCTACTGTTAGACGCTGGGGCTACTGAAGACTTCTTTATGATCCATGACAGCTTCGCAATCTCAGGGGATGTAGACGAGTTATATCATGGTGTCCGTGAAGCCCACATTCAGATGTATTCTGAAGAAAACCTACTGCTGAAGTGGCAAGAGGAACTCAGGCAACAGCTGGAGCATCCTTTCGATTTTGAGAAGTCTGGCGTTCCTCCAATTCCACAAATGGGAAACCTTGACCTACAGCTGATAAGTAAGAGCCAGTTCTGCTTCAGTTAATACTTATGTCACCCTTCAGAAGCCCCTAGTGTCTCCTCCCTCCTCCTCCTAAGACACTAGGGACTTCTTCTCCCAAACATAAAGGCCATCTCTAGTAACTAGGGGTGGCCTTTTTCATTAGAAAGACAAAAGTATGCCTAAGAAACAAAAGATCAACTTCCAGACACCAACTGGCGTGGCTAAGTATCCACACCTACTGAAACCTGACACAGCTTTCGATACTGAAGGTAAATATAAGTCAGAAATATTGCTGTCTCCAGAAGACGCAAAGCCTTTGATTAAGATCATTGAGGATGCGGCTAAAGCAGAACATGGGAAGGCTAATTACAGAGTTCCCTATCAAACGGATGAAGACACTGGTGAAGTGGCATTCAAACTTCAGTCAAAGTACATGCCAGAGTTTTATGACACAGCTGGTCAAAAAGTGCCAGTAAATGCCTTACCACAGATCGGTGGTGGCAGTCGTTTGAGACTTAAAGGGTTCTTAAATGTTTACAAAGTAAGTGGACAGGCTGGGGTGTCTATCACGCTACAAGCTGTCCAAATTGTCGAAGCCGTACAAGGAATGAATGGAACAGGCTTTGGCGCAATCGAGGAAGGTGGGTTCACTATAGACACATCAGCAATCGATGCACCTTTTGCACCCACTGGAAATGAAGACAACTTTGACTTCTAATCACAGATACCGAGGTATCAAAGAAGGCTATAGGTCAGGTCTTGAAGTTGGTGTTGCTGAAGAACTCAGGAGACTAGGTATTCCGTTTACCTACGAGACCGAGAGGTTTTCATACTTAATCCCATCGCGGACTGCCAAGTACACCCCAGATTTTATTCTCCCAAAGGCTGGTGGTGTATGGTTTTTAGAAACCAAAGGACGATGGGTGACAGCTGATCGACAGAAACATGTGTTGATTAAGAAGCAACTGCCAGACCTTGACCTACGTTTTCTTTTCCAGAATGCAAACGCAAAGTTGTATAAGGGGTCTAAGACTTCTTATGCTGACTTTTGCACCAAGAATGGGTTCGCATGGGCACACAAGCGAATACCATCAGAGTGGATTGAGGAATGCCATATAGGCATGAAGCAAGCCAAATAAAGAGAGCAGAGGGCGGTCTTCGGATCGCCCTTTTTATTATAGGGAAGCAAGAAACATGAGAAACTTTAGAGGCATACGATATGCACAGACACAGCTGTTAGAAATACTGACAAGCGACGAATACAAACAAGGCACTCTGACAGATAAGAAACAAGATAAACTTGATGCACTGATTGAGTTCTGTGGTGCTTATGAGAAGCACAGGGAAATCCAAGAGATGTGCGATGCCGATTTTGAGCACTACTGGAATATGATGGATGGCAGAGACAGCCCTTCGGACAGTGATAAGTGTAACCCCATGAACAGCAGGGGTTTTTTAGTTAGTGGGTGTTTAGATGAATGAACAAGAAGAGAGCACTTTTGTGTCTCACGAACAATGCGATGCCTGTGGGTCATCGGATGCAAACAGCCTTTACAGCGATGGACATATGTTCTGCTTTAGTTGTCTAAAACACACCCCAGCTGACGGAGAGTACACGCCCAGCGCAACGGCAACCAAGACAGACAGTAGCCTACTATCAGGCGACTTCATGGAACTTAGGTCACGCAAGTTGACAGAGCAGACGTGTCGTAAGTTTGGTTACTTTGTTACTAAGGACAACAGAGGCGAGCCGATACAGGTAGCAACCTTCAAGGATGCCAAGGGTAAGACAACAGGCCAGAAGATACGCACCAGAGACAAGCAGTTTCCTACAATTGGAAAGATCACTGGTCTCTTTGGTATGCACCTTTGGTCAGCTGGTAAGAAGCTGGTGATTACAGAAGGCGAGATAGATTGCATGAGCGTGTCGCAGATACAACAGCATAGGTTTGCTACTGTGTCTGTTAGAAACGGCAGTGCTGGGGCTAAGAAGAACCTGTTGGAGAACATAGATTACCTCAACAACTTTAAAGAGATAGTCTTAATGTTTGATCAGGATGAAGCTGGACGTAAGGCCGCCATTGAGTGTGCTGAAGTCTTGCCCATTGGTAAAGTTAAGATTGCTGTCTTGCCACACAAGGATGCCAATGAGTGCTTAGTCAAAGATGAAGCTGGAGCAATCATCAATGCCATACACCAAGCGGCTGACTATAGACCTGATGGCATAGTCCAGATGTCTGACATGAGAGAGACTGTAGCAACTCCAGACGCTGAGAGCCCAATGAAGTACCCATATCCAAGAGTAAACAACATGCTCAAGGGCATACGACAGGGCATTGTGACTATAGTGGCTGGAAGTGGCACAGGTAAGTCTACATTAATCCGTGAGATTGCTTACAACTTACACATGACAGGAACACGGGTTGGCATGTTGATGCTAGAAGAAAGCACTAAGAGGACAGCCCAAGGTCTCGTAGGTCTCCACATCAATAGAAACATTGTGATTGACGAGGATGCGGCTACACCAGAGGAGATAAAGACAGGCTTTGACGACTTACTGTCTCATGGTCAAATTTACCTCTTTGATCACTTTGGGTCATTTGACATAGACACCATTTGTAATCGTATCAGGTACATGAAACATGGCCTTGGTTGTGATGTCGTCTTTTTAGATCACATTAGTATTCTTGTTAGCTCATATGCTGGTGCAAGTGACAACGAGAGGGTGCTTATAGATCACATCATGCACACTCTTACAGTCCTATGTACTGAGTTGGACTTAGCGTTGATCCTTG